ACACCATGCTGGCAATATAACCAGCATAGTAAATCCTATATATATCTTTTCGAAGATACTCATAGCTCGTTTTCTTGCCATTCGTTTGACTGTTCATAGTCAAAGTCATCAGCCATCAGCCCCTCGACATAGCCTTTGTCGTGTGTATATTCACACATAGCCATGTAAGTATCATTCAATATTTCAGATACAAACGAAGCTGTAAGCTTTGTAAGTTCTTCATTATTGGGATAGTTATTTACCATCCAATCCCTATAATATGTGAACCCACCACTAGACCATCGATCTAAATCTTCAAAGGTCTTATCGTATACCCAGTTTATGAAATTTTGTTTATCCATTGTCTTTCCATTTCTCCTCTTTTTTCGCAACATAGTTTATAAAATTCATCAGCTACAACTTCACATCGACCAGATGAATGAAATATCTTTTCATTATCATGCGGTGGTCGGCAGATCCTATAAGCATATAGTTTCACATCAGTTGTACCTGCTTCGAAATCCAGTATATATGTATATTCTTCCCCCATGTTGCAGTTTGGTTCGATACTATATAATGGACAATCCAAATCGCCAATATATATACCTCTTTGACGATTTATCATGGCTGTAATTAGACTTGCTGGTCTGTTGTAATGTTTAAACAGAACCGATAAATCATAGCCACCTTCTGCAAGATAGCCATCATGGTGGCGATAAAAGTTTAATTTAGTATTACCATATTTTATTATTATCATTGATCTTGTAGACATTTGTTCGTTCCTCCATTGTTGAGGGGGGCGAACCCCCCCCATTGATTATGCTTCTTCAGTTATTGCTGATCTAAAATGCACTTCTAGTTTATTTGGGTTCCAAGTCTGAGTATCTTCATTCTCGAACCAAAAGTAAATTTTATCTACTTCCAATTTATTTCTTTTAGCAAAATTTAATTGGTCTGCTAGGTATTTAATATGCTCTTTGTTGTGTATTGTTTTTAACATTGTTCTTACTCCATATTGGTTTATATTATCATTATATTATCATTACAATTATTAACAATCAATTAAAATCGTAATTTTTTTCAACAAATATTTTTGGTGGCCTTCGCAAAAATACCGACTTCGATGGGTCGATTTTTGACGAATGCACCAAAACCACTCCACCGGGTGCAGCCACTACGTGTTCGCTCCGCTTGCACTCGGTTTTCGTTATATCCGTTTTCAAAAGAAAAATCGGCTCGTGTGCCTTGCGACACACTCGCCAATATGGTAGATGGTCGACTAAGCGACCACCTCCATGTTACTGTATTTCGCGATTATCTCATCAGCTCTCGCGAAGTTTGCAGTCATCGCTTTCTTCGATGATTGCTTCTTCGCTAGCGAAGTACGTACTACAAACTCTACTCCAAATACTGATTTGTAGTAGGTTGTAAGAACATCACGGTAGTGATGATACTCTTCCAACTGTAGTACTAGCTTCTCGTACTGATCGATGAGGTTGCCAATGCCGAAGTCTGTCTCAGCGTCTGACCTATTTTTATCTCTTTCATGCCTGATGTCTGAAGCTTTTTCGGCGATTGTCAACTGAGTACGTTGTACTCTGTAATCGCAGTCCTTTATCAAGCCTTCGATTATAGCCTTAGCTGGTGTCCATGCATGAGGATTCATGTTAGTATCACTCAACTCTAAGCCCATAAAAGGCTTGATTAAGCTATCCAAAGTTATGTTTTGTGTTTTAGTAGTTTTCATAGTCTTTCTCCTAGTTAGTTAACGATATGTGTAGAAGAGCAACTGTAGACCACGAATGCAAGAGCGACCAAAGGGGTCGTGCATTTACTCTTGTATTCTAGTGGGCAAAGTTGCTACACATATCATAAGTTAACAAACTGTGAGAAAACTATTCTACTAAAATACAGAAATATGGGATAGATTGCTAAAGACTGTAATTGTAAACTCTAGTACCTTGACAAGTCTGAAAGCCTTGTGTTATCTATAGTAACCGATAATGGCACTAGAGATATGAAACAATTACAGCCTACTAACAATCACAATATTTCTGAAAAGGCACGTAAACTTGTGGATATACTTGTATCCTCTGGTTGTACTATAACAGAAGCTTCCAAACTCGCAGGATATAAGGGAAACAGTGCTAGAGTTAGTGCTTCTAAGATGCTACGGAAACCAGAGGTACAAGCATACATGATGCAAGAAGTACAACGTGCCTTTGGGTTACACTCTGCAAAAGCTGTTGCCAAGTTGGCAAAGCTGTCCTCACAAGCTAAATCTGAGTATGTTCAACTGGAAGCTAGCAAGGACATACTCGATAGAGCAGGCTTCAAAGCTCCAGACAAACACCAACATCTGGTAGCTGGTAATTTCAACATCAACATAGACCTAACGTAATACCGCCTGCTACTATCGGTATATTGCAGAGGTACCCCCAAAAACTAGGGTGGCGTATATATATAACCACCTGCTCACAAAATTTTTTTCTTCAAAGTCCGTTCAACTTGTGCTATGTATTTTCTATGGCTTATAAAACACCAGCATGGATGAGAAAAGCAGGCAAGAACCCAAAGGGTGGCTTAAATGCTAAAGGTCGTGCTTCTTACAAAGGTGGTACACTGAAACCACCAATTAAGAGTGGGGATCATCCTCGAAGGGCATCTTTCCTAGCTAGGATGGGAAATATGAGAGGGCCAGAATATAAAGATGGTAAACCAACTAGACTTCTGCTATCCTTACGAGCATGGGGTGCTTCGAGCAAAGCAGATGCTAGAAAGAAAGCTAAAGCTATGTCAATACGACTAAAGAATAAAAAGAAAGGTAAGAAGTAATGGCAAATCAACCAATGACACGTGGATCTTTCTTGAACTACACTGTTAAAAAAATGCAAAAGGCAGGTATAACTGTAAAAGATTTAACAAAAGATCAAAAGACTCTTTATGATTATTTTTTAGCTGGTGATGAAACACCTACTACCACTTCAAAACAAGTTGCTTTAATGAAAGCTTACCGTACAAAAGAACCTAAAAAACATCCTTTGTACATAGCTTACGAATCAAAACGATATGGTATATAAGGAGTAAATAATGCCTAAAGGATCAAAACATTATACAAAAGCTGGAATGTTATACACTGGTAAAACACACAAGATGCCAGATGGCTCTTTACATACTGGTGCAAAACATACTAGTGCAAGTAAGCCAGTCTTTCATTTTAAAGACTTATCCCAAAAAGTACGATCAATGATAATGAAAAAACAGAAAGGAAAAATGTAATGCCAAGTGGATCAAAATCATATGGAACAATGAGGAAAAGCTCATCTAAATCCAAATCAAGTGGCGGTCTGACTAAGAAACAAAAGACCTTACCACCTGCACTTCAAAAGAAAATAATGGCTTCGAAGAAGAAGAAGTAAGATGATAGAAGATTTTATAAGAAAAACCTACGGTACAAGAACACAAGGTGCAACCTTAAGAGAAGCTAGGAAGATACGTAGTAAAGCAAAACCTAGAACACCTTATGGTTATGGTATAGGTGGTGGCAAAGACCAAGCAAACTTTAGAAGAATAAGAAGTAGCTTAACACCATCTATGTTAAAATCTCAAAGACCTTCATTCATATCTGATTTAAATGAGAGTAGAATTCCATTCTATGTACCAGCAAGAACTGGTGGACAGCCTAGAGGATCTGATATGGATAAAAAGGTTAAGAAAGAATTAGAAGCTATGTCTAATATTATTCCAGCACCTAAATTGAAAACTCCTAAGAAACCTATTATTACAACTCAACCAAGACCAAATAAAATACAACCAAGACAAAGAATGCCAAGAGGTATGATGTTTGATAAAGATAGGATACCAACAAATCCTTATTATGGAAATAGATTACTACTGGATGCATAATGTCTCACAGAATTTCAAGATTGCTAAGCAGAAGGAATAGACTGAATAGTGTTTCTTATCAGCCTTTAGTATATAGTAACAGAAAAAAAGTTGAGTTTACTCCAAACTCTCTTAGAGAATACAAACTACAACAAATACAAAGAGTAGATAAAAGATTAGGTGTACGTAATCCAAAACGTAGACTGATAAGAAATATTAGTGGTTTAGAATTACAAGAAGCTAAAAAAGATTTGGATGTACCAGCAGATAGTCCAAAAGGAACTCTTGGTATTAGTGCTGGTGCTATGGGCAGTACTGGTAATATGTTTAGTACGGATATTGCATTAACTGGTGGTGTTACATTATTATATATTCGTGGTAAAGATAAAGCTACTGTTGCAAAAGTTGATTCTATATCTGGTAATTTAAGTAAAGGTTTAAAAGGTACTAAATTTAAAAGACGACCTAATCGTGATTTACTAACTTCATATATGGACACTTATTAATGTCAAAGACTGCAACAAAAACAAAACCAGCTTTATGGAAAAGAATAGTTGCACGTATTAAGGCACAAGCAAGTCATGGCACTGGTGCTGGGAAATGGAGTGGGCGCAAGGCTCAAGCCGCTGTAAAAGCTTATAAAAAAGCAGGCGGAGGGTATAGGGGTGGCAGTAAATCTAAAACATCTTTGGCTAAATGGTCAAAGCAAAAATGGAGAACTAAGTCTGGGAAAAAGTCTAGTGAAACTGGAGAAAGATACTTACCAGCAAAAGCAATCAAAAAATTATCATCAAAAGAGTATGCAAGAACTACAGCAAAGAAAAGAGCTGATAAGGCAAAAGGTAAACAATTTAGTAAACAACCTAAAGCGATTGCGAGAAAGGTACGTAAATATAGGAAAACCTAATATGACAATAACAATAGAACAACTACAAAAACAACTAGACGTACTTACAGATTCTAATAAGATGTTGCTCAAAGTAATAGCTGAAAAGAATGAGCAGATTAGTATTTATGAATTTATGCTACGAGCAGAAGAAGAAGATGTATTTACTTTTACGCCAGAAAAAAAAACAAATTGAGGTTACATGGTTGATAAAAAGAAACTAAGTATACTAGAAAAGAATCAGTTAAGAGCCAAGACAATCGTAAAAAATTTTGCTAAAGAAAGAAAAAATCATCTGAAGAAAAGAATAGATCAGTACACAGAACTAAAGATGATTAAGGGTTGGTCAAGAGAAGAAGCTGAAAAGATGGCAAAAGAATTAATACTCGATAAACATAATTATGACTAACATATATACACAAGTAGCTATTAAAGATTTGGATAGACTAAGAGTTGTTGTAAAGACACAGCACATGAAACATTATCCCGAATCACATATCAATAACTATGAAGCTGATAAAATCATAGAATCCTTATCTCCAATGGCTAGAGAAAAATTAATTAAACTAGCAGTGGATTATGGGATCTCTGAACTATAAGCCAGATGGTGAAACGCTAAAACTATTTATGAAAGACGAAAGCTTTCTTCGAGGTCTACGTGGCCCAGTTGGAAGTGGTAAGTCTGTTGCTTGTTGCATTGAGATGTTTCGTAGAGCTTTGTTACAAGAACCTAGTGAAGATGGTAAACGTAAATCACGTTGGGCAGTCATTAGGAATACCAACCCACAACTTAAAACTACAACAATCAAAACATGGCTAGACTGGTTTCCAGAAGATGAATGGGGCAACTTTCATTGGTCAGTACCTTTTACACATAGAATACAAAAAGGCGATTTGGATTTAGAAGTAATCTTTCTTGCACTAGATAGACCAGAAGATGTAAAGAAACTATTATCTCTTGAGCTTACTGGTGTATGGATAAATGAAGCAAGAGAAATACCCAAGTCTATTGTAGATGCTTGTTCTATGAGGGTAGGTCGATACCCATCTATGAGAGATGGTGGCCCATCTTGGTATGGTGTTATATGCGATACTAACCCACCAGATGTTGAGCATTGGTGGTCAATTATGTCTGGTGATTCTGTATTGCCAGAGTACATATCAAAACAAGAAGCTAAGATGTTAGTTAAACCAGATAACTGGTCTTTCTATAATCAACCACCTGCTATGTTAGAAATTAAAGATAAGAATAATGATATTGAAGCTTACGATACTAATCCAGATTGTGAGAACAGTAATAATCTAACTGGTGATTACTATAAAAATATTATACGTGGTAAAACCAAATCATGGATAGATGTATATGTATTAAATAAGTTAGGGCAAGTATCTGATGGTAAGCCAGTATATGAATCATTTGTGCATACTACTCATGTTGCAAAAGGAGATCTAGCTATTGCAGATGGTGTACCAATCTTTGTAGGAATAGACTTTGGACTAACACCTGCTTGTGTATTTGCACAAAGACTACGTGGAAGATGGATTGTATTTGATGAATTGGTTGCAGAAGATATGGGTATAGTAAGATTCTCTGAACTTATGAAACAACATATGGCACAGTATTTACCAAGAGATTTTATAATATACGGAGATCCAGCTGGAGATCAAAGAGTGCAGACAGATGAATCAACACCATTCCAAATACTAAGAGGTCGAGGACTAAATGCAAGACCAGCACCATCTAATGATGTAGCACTTAGACTTGAATCTGTTACAGCTGTATTAAACAGAATGACAGATGGAGAGAGTGGTATGATTATTGATCCTAAATGTAATAATCTTATTAAGGGTTTTGATGGTGGTTATCACTATAAACGTCTACAAGTATCTGGTGAAAGGTATGATGAGCGACCAAATAAGAATAGATTCAGTCATATACATGATGCATTTCAATATCTATTGTTAGGTGCTGGAGAAGGTCGTGCATTGACAATAGGGCAAAAACAGAGTAAACCTGTAATAGCGAGAAGAAAATTTGATGTTTTCAATGTTAAACCTAGATCTGTATATGAGAGGATGAGATAATGTGTGTAGGAGGATTACTTAAACCACCTAAACCAAGACCACCAGCACCTCTACCAGAGGATGCTAGTGTATTAGCACAGCGCAAAAGATTACGTGAAGAACAATCAAGACAAATAGAAGCAGACAAACAAAAAACATTTGAAATGAGATTAGCCGCATATACAGATAGAGCTGGTAAAAGATCTTTGCTTACTGGTAGAAAAGGTGGGCAAGGATTTCAAATTGAACAAGGTCTAATGACAAAAGATACATTAGGTAATTAGTATGGTAATTGATGTAAAACCACATATGTCAGAAAACTATCAAGATAGTAATGTACGAAGATTAATATCAAGATATAAAAATGCTCAATCAATTAAAGATATGTGGCTACCTACATTTGAAGAATGTTATGAGTTTTCTTTACCACAAAGAGAAAGTTTTTATTCTGAATCTATTGGTCGTAGAAGATCAGATAGAATCTTTGATGAAACAGCTGTAGTTGGTGTACAAGAGTTTGCTAGTAGGTTACAAGCTGGGATTGTTCCTAACTATGCAAGATGGGCAGATCTTGTGGCTGGATCAGAGATACCTAAAGATGAGCAAAAAGAAGTAAACCTTATGCTAGATGAGGTTACAGAATATGTATTTGAGATACTACAAAATTCAAATTTTTCACAAGAAGTACATGAAACATTTTTAGACTGTGCAGTTGGTACTGGTGTCTTATTAGTGGAAGAAGGGGATGCAATACATCCAGTTAGATTTAAAGCTATCCCATTACCACAAATTGTACTAGATGCTGGACATAACGATACTATAGATCATATTTATCGTAATCGAAAAATTAAAATGAAAGATTTACAGTATGCATATCCAAAAGGCACAATATCTGAAAAAATGATAATGGATATGAATAAAAATCCAGATATGGAATGTGAAGTGCTAGAAGTTGTATATCGTCATTATGAAAATACAAAAGAAGAAGAACATATCTATTGTGTGATTGCTATGCAGTATGAACATAAGATACTAGAAACAAAGTTTACTGGATTAGGATCTAACCCATATGTTGTTTATAGATGGTCAAAAGTAGCTGGTGAAGTTTATGGTCGTGGGCCACTACAACTTGCACTACCAGCAATCAAAACAGCAAACCTTGTGATCGAACTAATACTTGAAAATGCACAGATGAGTATATCTGGTATGTATCAAGTAGAAGATGATGGTGTTATTAATGTAGATAATATTGCACTCATTCCCGGCACGATAATCCCAAAAGCTTCTGGCTCCGCTGGACTACAGCCAATAGCACCAGCTGGTAACTTTAATGTATCTGATCTTGTACTTAGAGATATGAGAACGAATATTAAGAAAGCTCTATACAATGATATGTTAGGTACACCAAATGAAAAAACACCAATGACTGCGACAGAGATTGCAGAAAGAATGGCAGACTTATCAAGACAGATAGGTGCTGCTTTTGGTAGACTACAAGCAGAACTGGTTAATCCAGTTTTGCAAAGAGTTATCTATATCTTGAAGAAACAAGGTAGGATAAAGATCCCAGTTGTTAATGGTAGAGAGATTAAGATACGTTCATCTTCACCTCTTGCACAAGCACAACACCAACAAGATGTTGCTACTATTGATAGATTTTTAGGGATGATGCAAATGAGGGTAGGGCCAGAGCTATTAAATATATTAGTCAAGCAGGATGAGGTGGCTAAATTTATTGCAGGCAAACTTGGTGTTCCAGAAGAATTAATACGTTCTGAAGAAGAAATGCAACAAGCGGCAATTCAGTTGCAACAACTACAGCAACAACAACAAGCACCAATGGAAGGCTCACCCCCAGATACAACATAGTATAGGAGGGTATTATGCATGAGAGTGTTCTTGTTATTAGTGATTTACATATTCCGTACCATCACAAAGATTCGTTTAAATTCCTACAAAAAATTAAAAAGCAGTTTAAGCCAGATACCGTTATCAATATTGGGGATCTACTTGATTTCCATGCTATTTCTTTTCATGAGCATAATCCAGACTTACCATCAATAGGCGATGAGCTTACTGTATCGAAAGGTTATATTAAAGAATTAGAATCTATATTTCCAGATGTAACTGAAGTACACAGTAATCATAGTAGTTTGGTTTATCGAAGGGCAATAAAGTATGGTATGTCTGCACAGTTTCTTAGACCTTATGGTGAGTTTCTAGGAACTAAGAATTGGAAATGGGTAGATGATCTTACACTTGAAATGAGTAATGGGAAGAAGGTACATTTTACACATGGTAAGTCGGCAGATGTATTAAAAGTATCACAGACAATGGGTATGAATTGTGTGCAGGGCCACTACCATACTAAATTTTGTATTGGATATTGGGCGAACCCAGAAGATCTATATTGGGGTATGAATGTAGGTTGTTTGATAAATCAAAAATCTATGGCATTTAGTTATGCTAAAAATTTTAATACACGATTTGTATTAGGTTGTGGAATTATAGTAAATGGTGTTCCCAGACTACTACCGATGGTGCTAGATAATAATGGAGATTGGATTGGAGACATTGTATGACAGATAAAATAAACCCACCTTACTATCAGAAAGGTGTATGCACTTGTGGGAAACTATTACAAACTTATGACTTTGTACGTGAGATGCCGTACCCAGATGCAAGTGCAATCAAATATATTGTTCGGCATAGAGAGAAGAATGGTGCTGAAGATATACAAAAAGCTATTTGGTTTTTAACAGCAATTTTAATAAAAGAGTATGGAGTAGATGATGGTAGATAAACTTATAGGTTTAGATAGCTTGGAACGATCAGCTGAAGATGAGCAGAATCTTAATGATTCTTTTTCAGTTGCATTTAATACACCCACTGGTGCAAAGGTACTAGAGTACTTACGTTCTATATCTATAGAAACAGTAGCTGGGCCTCAGATAAGTCAAGAACATTTGATGCATTTAGAAGGACAGCGATATATTGTTGGGTTAATTCAGAGAAGAATAAATAAAGGTAAAAGTCAAAAAATAGTAAAGGATAAGACTAATGAATGAAAATGAAACTGTAGAAAATCAAACTGAAGAAACTACAACAGCAGAAGATTCAGCACCTACTACAACAGAACCTGCACCTCGACCAGAGTATATACCAGAAAAGTTTTGGAATATAGAAACTGGAGATGTAAATATGGAGGAGTTTGGTAAGTCCTATACCAATCTTGAGAAGTATGTTGGTGGTAAAAAAGATGAACTACGTGAAGTTATTATCAATGAACTTTCTGAAGAAGCTGATTCTGAAAAACCAGAAGCATATGAACTGCCTGCATTACCAGAAGGAGTAACAGAAGAAATGCTTTCTGAAAATACAATGGCTCAATGGTGGGCAGAACATTGTGATGAAAATGCATACTCACAAGAGATATTTCAAGAAGGTATAAATAAATATATTGATAGTTATATGAACACTATGCCAGATATTGAACGTGAGAAAGAAAAGCTTGGCGAGAATGCAAATGCACGTTTAGATGCAGTAAACTCATGGGCATCAACCTTTTTTTCTACAGAGGAATATGAAGCAGTAGCTGGTACACTAGGTGCTACAGCAGAAGGTATCGAAGCTTTAGAACGTATGATGCAAACACAAAAGCAAAGTATTACTTCTGCTAATCAAGTTGCACAACCAGAACGACCACTTACTTTAGAAGATGTACGTGGTATGATGAAAGACAAAAGATACTATGATCCTAAAGAAAGGGATGCATCATTTGTACGAAAAGTAGATGAAGCATTTGGCAGGTTATACAGATAGGATTATATTGCGAGAAAACAATCCCAGAAGATTGTTGGAGGTTAGCACCAAATATAAGACAGATTGATAGGTATGAAATAGCTTTATGGGGATTAGAACCATTACAAGCTTTGATGTTTCCTTTCAGAACTAAGCTAGACAACGTTCATACTTATACTATCTTCAATGATAATAAAGATGTCGTTGGTATATTTGGTGTTATGCCTTTTGCTAGAGATACTAGCACTGGTAGAATATGGTTTATAGCTTCTGACTTATTAGATAAACACTATTTAGACTTCCTTAGAAAAAATAAAAGATGGTTACATTTCTTAAATGAACACTATACTTTTGTTTCCAATTACATAATTGAAGAAAATCAAAGGTCTATAAAATGGCTAAAATGGCAAGGCTTTGACTTTGTAAGTAAACCAACACTTGTCAAAGATGTAAAAATACTGTATTTCTATAAGAAGTTACAAAATGTAACTAAATATGGAACACAGCCCATATTAGATGAAATAGGCCCACAATGGACAACCGAGATAATCTAACTTGGATAACTGTCTAATTTTAACTTAACTTTTTAACAAGGAGTGTATTATGAGTACATCTATTAGTACTGCCTTTATTAAACAGTTTGAAGCAGAAGTGCATATGGCTTATCAACGTATGGGTTCTAAACTTCGTAATACTGTAAGGCAACTTAATAACGTTACTGGTAACCAAGCTCGATTCCAAAAAGTTGGTACTGGAAGTGCAGTATCTAAAAGTAGACATGCACAAGTTCCAACAATGGATGTCAGCCATTCAACAGTAGACGTTACTCTTTCAGATTTCTATGCTGCCGATTATGTCGATAGACTAGATGAGCTGAAAACAAACATTGATGAAAGACAAGTATTGGCTATGTCAGCATCTGCCGCACTAGGTAGAAAGACAGACCAACTTATCATTGATGTCTTAGACGCAGGTTCAAACAGCAACAACGTTGTTCACGGATCAGCGGCTCTAACTCTAGCTAAAGCTTTGACTGTTTATGAAGCATTTGGTGAAGGAGATGTTCCAGATGATGGACAAAGATACTTTGTTGTATCTCCAGCTGGTTGGGCAGACCTTCTACAAATTGACCAATTCTCACGTTCAGAGTATGTCGGAGAAGGTGATCTACCATATGCTGGTGGATTAACTGCAAAAAGATGGCTTGGGTTTATGTGGTTTACACATTCTGGTCTATCTATTTCAAGTACAACTCGTGATTGCCATGCATATCACAAATCAGCTGTTGGACTTGCTATGGGTTCAGATATTAGAACAGAAGTAAACTATATACCTGAGAAAGTTAGTAACCTTATCACATCATATATGTCTATGGGCGCAGTGATGATTGATAACAATGGTGCTATTGAGTGCCAGATCACAGAATAAGAAAGGAGATATAATATGGCTTATTCAGCAAGTGCTTTATTAAAAGTTGCTGGTGGTGCAAGAGGTATCTTCTATTACAGCAGTACAGATGCAATCAGTACTATTGTAGGATCTGGATACTTTAATGATGCAACTAACGAACTAAAGGAACATGATGTTATCCTAGTCGTTGGTGCAACTGGTGGCACAGAAACAGTAGACTTAGTAGTTGTAACAAGTGCAACTGGTGCGGCTACTGTAACCACAACTAACGGTACATAACCAATCGAGGGGGGTTCGCCCCCCCTCAACATTGAGGGCAAGATGACTATTAGTAAATTTGATATATGTAATAAAGCTTTAGTATTAGTTGGTGCTAATACTATCTCAAGCTTCTCACAAAACACCACAGAATCAATCGTTGCAAATCAGCTATACGAAACAACATTAGAAGATTTGTTGACAAAATGTCGCTGGAGATTTGCAAGCAAACAAACACAGTTGAGTAAAAACTCATCCAATCCAGATGCGAGATATGAATCATCATATGCTTTACCAACTGATGCAATTATAATTCATACAGTAACAGTAGGCGATCAAGTTATAGTTTATGACAGATATGGTCAAAATTTATTTACAGATACTACCAGCTCTGATACGGTAATAGCAGATTATACTTTTCAGCCAAGTGAAAGTGTTTTCCCTCCCTACTTCACAAAGGCGCTGGTATTTGAACTGGCGTCTTTGTTCGCTGGTGCGATAGCACGTAATGACCAACTATCTTTATTGTATGCACAACAAGCACGTTCTCAATTACAGAGTGCGAAGGCTATAGATTCACAAGCACAAACAACACGTAGAGTAGATGTAGATAGATTTAGAAATGTACGTAATCGAACAGCCTTGAATGACATAACAGCTACAACACCATCATAGGTTCTACATGGCTATGCAAAGAGTACATCAGTCTAACTTTCTTAGGGGTGAATTAGATCCCAAGCTAATATCACGTACTGATTTAACTGCATATGCATCTGGTTTACAAAAGGCACGTAATGTAATTCCTATGAATCAAGGTGCTATCGAACGTAGATGTGGCACAGCTTTCAGAGCAGATCTAGGTGCAGAATCCAGAATAGAGAGTTTTATATTTAGTGCTGGACAAGAATATATCTTAGCATTTCAGAATACAGTACTTAAAATATATTCAACTAATGGTACATTATTGCAAACTATAAGTAGTTGTGATTGGACTACTTCGCACCTCTTTGAGCTAGATGTAACACAAACTGGAGATACTATGATTGTAGTACATTCTGGTTTTCACCCTCAAGTTATTAAAAGAACTGGTGCTACTACCTTTACTGTTTCTGATTTTACTTTTGCAAGTAGCATAAATGATGAGAAAGTATTTCAGCCATATTTCAAATTTGCAGATGCAACTATTACACTCGATATAGATAATACAAGTAAGGGTGCAACTGGTGTATCTTGTGTCACATCAGCTGATTATTTTACATCAAGCTATGTAGGTAAACGTATTCGTTATCATGGTGTAGAGTTGCTGATTACTGGTTTTACTAATGCAACAACTGTAACTGCAACACTAAAAGGGGAAGTAAAGATACCACTAGATGAAGATCCTTTTAGAACTACACAAGGTTCTGGTGTTGTTGAAATTACAATGGTACAGCATGGTTTTTCTACTGGAGCTTCTGTAACTATAAGTGGTGCTGAAGATATATTTGATACAGATGGTGCTGGTCTAGCACAAGGTAACTTGAATGGTACTTTTACTATTACAGTTACAGACGATAATCATTTTACTTATACAGCTGGTTCATCAGATACAGCAACAGAATCTGTTGATGGTGGTGGTGTAAATGTATTTATAGCAGGCCATCCACCAACCAGAAGTTGGGATGAACAAGTTATATGTGATATAAATGGTTTTCCACAAACAGTGTGTTTCCATGAACAAAGATTATATTTTGGTGGTACAAGTGGACTACCAGATGGATTGCAAGGTAGTAAGATTGGTAACTTTTTTAACTTTGATGTTGGCACAGCAGAGGATGATGAATCAATACAAATACAAATAGCATCCGATCAGATTAACGAGATACGGCATTTAGTATCTGGTAAAAACTTGCAAATACTAACTAGCACTGGAGAGTTTTATCTTCGACCACCAGTATCACAACCAGTAACACCTACTGATATACGTATAGTAAATCAATCTATGTTTGGATCACAAGTAAAAGCAAAACCAAGACAGTTTGATAATGCAACTATATTTATACAGAATAATGGTAAAACTGTAAGAGAGTATTTGTTTAGTGAATCTGGAGAAGAGTATAGTTCTAATAGTATATCTTTACTATCTAGTCATCTTATAAAAGATCCAGTAGATTCTGCAAAGCTTACATCAGTACCAGATCGAACAGAGCAGTTTTATATTCTTGTAAATGATGATGGTAATATTGCAGTATTCTTATCACAAAGAAATGAAAAGATAGCTGGATGGATGCAGTGGAATACAGATGGTGATTATGAATCAGTATGCTGTACCACTTCAGATATATACGTTGCTACTAAAAGAAGCATCAACAGTGTTGATAAATATTCATTAGAACAATTTAGCGATCATGCATTTGATTTACCTACAGATTATACTGTATCTAAAACTATATCTGCTAGTTATCAACCACATGGAAGTCCATTAACTAATGGTGCTTTTTCTTCTGCTACAACATTTACAGCAGATGGATTTACTAATGCTCCTAGTGTTGGTGAGACTTTTCAGTTTGGTGGTGCTGGTACTACCTTTACTATTAACTCTGTTACAGCAACTGGTGTGTCTGGGGAATATACTATTGTTATTAATACAGCATCTTCACAGTCAGATGGTGTGGCATTACAATTTGTAACGAGCAAAGTATTTAGTGGACTGACAACACATATAGGAAAAACAGTATTTGCAACATCTGGTACAAATGAAGATAGTGCAGTTTTCTATTATGGCACTGGCACTGTTAGTAGTGGTGGAGCTGTGTCATTTCAAACAGCGGCTAGTGCAGTAGATATAGGATTAGACTTTACAGTAGAGATAGATACCCTTAGTCCAGATGCAACTGGTAGGGCTGGACAGCTTACTGGCTTACCAAGAAAAATAGCAAAAACTATTCTTGAATTATCTACTACATATAATCTTACTGTTAATAGTAATGATGTTGTACTAACTACTACAAGTATTAACACCTCTGATGGCTTAGATAGTTTTACTGGTAAAAAAGAAATTTATCCATTAGGGTATAGCATAGAGCCAAATCTACAGATTAGGCAGTCAGTGCCATTACCAATGAGGGTATTGGGTATAACAACGGAGGTTTATTTTTAATGTTATTTGGTTTACCACAAATATTTGCTGTTCTTAGTGCTTTTACACAAGGCTATGGTACACTAATGTCAATACAAGCACAAAAAGAAGCTGCCGCATATGAGCAAATGCAATTAAGAGTGCAACAACAACAATTACGAGAACAACAAGTTGCACTAGAAATGGAAACAACAAATAAACTTAATCAACGTAGACAACAATATTTTAGTGAACTAGCACAAAATAGAGCTTTGATGGCTGGTTCTGGTATTGCATTAGATTCGCCAAGTTATCGAGCATTATTAAAAGCTAATCAAAAAACATATAAAAAAGATGCATCGACTATTGCATTAATGGGGGCAGAACAACAATTAAGTACAGCAAGAGAAATACAACAATCTGAGCTTAGTGAAAAAGCTTCAAAACAAATTGTAAAATCTGATGTAATAGGTTCAGCTACAAGAGGTTTATTAGGTATGGCTGATCCTTTAAAAGAGTTATTTCCAAGGTAGTAGATATGGCCCTTAAAAGAAGCGAACAACAAGTAGATTACGTATCACAAATAGGTGTAAATCGTGGTACTGGATTTAGTAATATGGCATCTGCCCTACGTAGAAGTGCTAATACATATGAACAGATAACAGAAGCAGTTTCAACAAAGTTACTAGCAGAAAGCAAAGAGCTAGGTAAAAAGAGTGGGGAGGAAGCGGCAGAGTTAGCAACATTTACAAAACAAAATGTTAAGTATTATGATAAAAGATCTGGTGAATCTAAAACTTTTGCACTACATACAAAACCACCAACTTTTAAAGGTAAAACACAATCAGAAGCAGATGCTTATGAAGAATTAATTACTAAAAGACATTTAGAATTTTTAGCAACAGATTTCCAAAGTATAATCGATGAAGAAGAAAGAGCATCTATACTAGCTGGTGATAATGGTGAAAGATTTTTAGAAGTAGTAGATCCAAGAATATTTATGGCTAGTATTGAATTACCACCAAATACAAGAGCTTACATCGAAGGTGCAATTAATAAAGCAAAGCAATCTGCTTACAATAATGTAGAGAAACAAAAAATTGCAAGTGATTTAGAAAATCAATCTAATTTGCTTTCTTATCTACAAAGTGATTTTCAACAAAAAATTCAAGCATATCATCAAGTTGGAGATAGCGAAAATGTTGCACTAGCAATACAAGAACTTGAAAATGATTTAAAAAAATTTCAACAAGTAAATCCTAGTTTATTATCGGATGTGGAGTTAGATAGGATTATAAATACAGAGAAAGGTTTTGCTAATTTATTTGAAATATTACCAATAGCTCCAGATACAGATTCTGATGTAAAAGTACAACAATCATTTCTACAAGATGTTGTTGGATTAGAAGCTGTGATAACTGGAGATAGAACAAGTTATACTATGCAAGATGGTACAACAATAACTGCTCAAAGTTTATTTGAAACTAGTAATAGTAATGCTGATGCTATAGATAGATTTAGTGATTATTTATCACAATTAGATGATGTAATTACATCAACTAGTCAAACACAAGACAGACTAAGTAAAGAAAGGCAACAAGCTCAATACAATATGTTATTAGGTGCTAATGACCAGCCATTAGTTTTATTCCCAAATGAAAATGCTACACGAACTAATTTAGAAATTTTAATGTTCGAAGATTTTATACAACAAGATTTTGAAAGAATACATGGCAAACGTTTTACTCAACAAGAATATAATTTAAATATAGATGGCATACAAGATGATGTTGCAATCTATTTTGCGGGAAAACAAAATATATTACCAAAAGCAGTATATGATAAAATTGAATCAGCTTTTGAAAATGGTGATTCAAGACAAATATTAGAGTTATTTGCTCCTTCAACTGGAACAAGAAATGTTGGTGTAGCACTACGTTTAAATAATTTAAATAATAAAGCTGGAGAGGATAGCTCATTCTTTTATTTAGAAAAAGCACATAAAATTTCTTTGAATAATATTGCTGAAGCTATCAATATTGGTGTAAGTCCAGAAAATGCTGTTCAACAAGAATTAGAATTAAGAATACAAAACGAAGGTCAAAAACCTAAAAAAAATGCCGCTGATAATATTGATCCACGTATTTTTGGAGAAGGAGAAAGTTATTATACTGTAAGAACAGAATACATAGAAGATTGGCTTAAGAATACTTTTGGTGGAAAAAGATATGATAGTGATTTATTTAGACAAGCTACTAATGCTGTAGATATTGCAATAGCATCTGGTGATTATTCTGTTCGAAAACAAAAGATGTTAGAAAAGCAAATTAATATTATATTAAATGGTTGGAAAAATGGTAGCATACTTGGACAAACATTTGGTGTATCTGAAACTACTGTTGGTACGCAATTAGGTGAAAATATTAACTATGAAGATGATATGGTTGCATTTTTACCAATGGAAAATTATTTTTCAACAACTCGAAAAAATGCACTTAGAAGAACAGTCAATGATATGAATTGGGCAAAAGATATATTTCAAGATATTATAGATAATTCACGATATATAAAAGATAATCCAGATGAAAAAGGAAGAATTGAATGGATAAAGGATGTAAAAGCTGTACCAATAGATGATAGATTATATGTCAGTGTAAATGATGAAATAGGTAATGTAGCTGATATTAGATATAAATTAAGATTTGTAAATGAATTAGGCGTAGGTGAATTTTTAGAAGATGAAGATGGTGATATTATAATTAACATAGCTACTGATGAAAGATTTGATTATGTTAATAGAATAAAAGAACAACAAGCTGGATTCCAAAAAGAAAGAGAAGAAGAATTAAAAGAGCTTAGATTTGAAAGAGATCAATTTAAATTATCTGAACAATTCAAAGGTACTTTTTATGAGTAATATAAATGGTTGAAGAAAAATTATATAGAGATCTACTACGATATGGGCCATTAGGGTTTCCTGCACCTTATAAATTACCTCGCAATAATACTAGTTTTTTAGAAGATGTATCAGAGCATTGGAAGTTATATGCTGGGCCTTTGATGGGACAAGCAATATTAGATAGTTCTGCATTTAACAAACCTTATGATCCAGACTTCGATCCTTTTGCAGAAGAAAATCTAAGTGGATATGAAGAATATGCACCAGATTTTTTAGAAGTTAGAAATAAATTTGAAATGGATGTAATTAAACAAAGGATTGATAGATCTACACTTGCAAGAGAAAGGATTGAAGGTTCTAATCGAGGTCAACTATTACCATCACTTGTAGCTGGATTAGGTGATCCAGTAAACTATGTTGCATTACCATTATCTAGAGGTTATTCATTCTTCCGTAGATTTTTTCGTACTGGTTATCAAACTGGTGCTGTTGTTGCCGCTACTGAACCATTTAGAATGAGACTTGATCCCAATGCTACTACTGCTGAAAGTGCTACTATTATTGGCACAAGTGTATTATTAGGGGGTGCTTTAGGTGGTACATTTGGTAAAAGATTAGATCCAATAAGTAAAAGTAGATTAAGAGAATCTGGTGGCATGAAAGGTTTAGGAGAGCAATATGATGATGCATTTAATAGAACAGAAGGAGATATAGATTTTACTGGTAATTATGATTACAATCCTCTTGATGACGCGGCAAATGTAAC